TCTTGTACAGCACCGCGTTGTTGAACGCCGCGATGATCGTCTGCGTGTTCGGCTTCTTGCACAGCACCCAGCCAACAGGGAACCCCGACGCTGCGTCGTACCACATCGTCAGCCACGGACGTACCGCCTTGCCCTCCTCGTCCAGCACGAAGCAGTCCATCTGGTGGTGGTCTCCGAACCATACCTCGTTCACCTGCTCCGGCTTGGCACGGATCGCCATCGGCATGCAGTCGTCCTTCAGCGCCTTCTTCCCCCGCCGCGCCAGCGTGAGCTCGTCCTTCGGGATCGCGCCCAGGATCCGGTCCATCGTCTGCCGGCACTCCGGCACCAGCAGGCCCGCCCCGGTGGGGAAGGGGCAGGGAGGGTAGTGGTTCACCTCGCCCTGCGCCTCCAGCGCTGCCCGGGCCGCCGAGCCCTCCCGGTACATGCAGTCCCCGCATGCCTCCGGGCCCAGCTTCCGCGCCCGCTCCAGCACCATCTGGTGCACCACCGTCTTCTTCCGCTTCACCTGCGTCATGTACAGCCCGTAGGCATAGGCGTAGGCCGCCGGGCAGATGCTCCGCCACCGGCCCGTGTCCTTGCGGACTACCGTCCGCATCAGGCCCGCCAGGCCCTGGCTCTCGTACCCGTCCATCCAGCGGTACAGGCTACGCACCGTCGTGCCCTGCTCCGCCGCCAGCCCCTTCAGCTGCTCCACGCAGCCCTTCTTCTGCAGCCTGCGGATGGCGATCCCCGCCTCCGCCGCCCGCTGCCGCGCCAGCAGCTCCTGGATGCCCGCCTCCCCGTACTTCTCACGGTAGGCCGTAAGGTCCGCCTCCGCCCCCTGGCCGCCCAGCGCCCCCGTCCGCAGCAGGTACCGGATCTGCGCCTCCGCCGGCAGGCTCGACACCGCGATCTGGTAGCTCTCCCCGCTGTTGCCGCCGCCCAAGGCGCTCCGCTGGCGCTGGATGATATATGTGCCATTGGCAGCTTTCTCACGGATGCGCTGTGGTGCCTCGCCGGTGAGTTGGGACACCATGCCGGTGCTGATGTACTCCTCCATCATGCGCCCCTGCCTTTCTTGCCGGCCGCCGCCTCATATCGTTCCATCACTGGCCGCACCGCCGCCTTGGTCACGTGCCCGGCCCGCCGGCCCTCGCACGCCGCCCGCAGGCTGTCATAGGGTGTCCCCGCCTCCGCCGCCAGCTCCTTCAGGCTCAGGCCGTACCGTGCGCAGAACACCGATACCTCCAGCCCAAACTCACTTTTTGCTTTCATACTGCTGCCTCCTTTCGCAGGAATGAGCGCCGCGCCCCCTCTTCCGAAGGGGCGGTCCCGGCTTGCACGGGACTGGGCCTTGCCCTGCCTGGGCTAATTTTCGTCTATGATGACGGTCCCGGTCGTGTAGTAGATCATGTGCCGCTTCCCGGCCTCGTCATCGAACAAAATGTAGCTTTCCCGATCCGTTTCGATGTCAAAGCGGCCTGTGTACTGCTCAATCAGATCACCATTGATGTCATACACCGATACCGTCCGCTCGATCCCGCCGTTCAATTCGGCCTGCTGGTCCTTCAGCGCACGCCGCCCGCTCTCCGAATTCAACTGCCACCAGCCAATTCCGAAGCAGATGGCAATGGTGACCGCCGCAGTGATGATCCCGGCGATACAGAACGCGGTAGATTCAAGGTCTATCCATACATAGAACAGAAAAGCCGCGAGACCCAGCCCGAAGAGGGCTGCGATAATGATGATGACGATACATGTAATGGTCATGTGTTACGCTCCTTATCCTTTTTCAAATTCCGGGCACGCCAGCACCCGGTAGCTCTCCACGCCGCAGGTCTGGTGCCTGCGGCCTTCCTTCTGGATCTGGAGGTCCCGCCGCTCCGCTACCCACCCCCTCACCGGCTCGTGGGGCCGCTCGCTCCAGCTGCACCCAGCCCCCGTCTCCGGGCTCGGCACCGCGTTCCGGCAGTACCAGCACAGCGACACCGCCGCCGGCCGCCCCGCATACGTCCGCGCCTTACGTGGCCGCCCCCGCTTTTTCCCCGCCATCTCCCGGCCCCTTCCTTTTGCTGTTTCTTTGTGCTATGCTCTCCCCAGAGGGGAGGTGATGATGATGTTCGGCTCGAAAAATAAGATCGGCGCCCAGGTAGATGGAATAGGTGCCCGTACAGATGGGCTTGGCCCTCATGTGGAGGGGGCCGCGCCCTATCTGGACGGGGTTGGCGCTTCTTCCGCCTCTGATCACTGGTCCAGCGCCATTCCCAGGATTGACCTCTCTGAGATTAAGAGCCTCAAACCGGAGGAACGGGAAAGCCTGACGAAACAGATGGAAGATATGCGAAAGTCCTTTTGCGATGCTTTAAGCAGTATCTCCAGTGATACTCAAGCGATCAGGCAAGATAACCAGGATACACGGTCAGCAACAGAGCGCGAGAATTGGATCAGCCGCGGGCTTGCGGTGGTGGGCATCATAATCGGGATTGCTAGCTGGTTCATTTAGGAAGAAATGAGGCCCGTTTACTTCCGCCGGAGGAAGGAGAAGATCAAGCTCGCAATACCCAGGCCCAGGCTCAGACCGCTCAAAAACTTCCCGAAGTACTCTGGCAATTCAAACATCGTGCTTCTCCTTCTTTCTCGGCCTGCCATCGGGCCAGTGGCCCCAAGTGGACCAGTCCCACTCGATGCTCCCGTCCTCGTACACGCAGATGCCGTGCGCCAGCAGCGTCCAGCCGTCGCTCACCCGCTCCAGCACCACCACCCCTGGTCCCGCGTTCTCCAGGCACAAGTAGTCCCACCCATTCCGGTTCCGGTACACCTCTCCCACCGTCAGCTCCTGTACTCGTACCATCTTCGCCCTCCTTTCGGCTCTTTTTGTCTTGTTTTAGGTACTTCCCTTGTGGTATACTCTGCTTGTCCCCGCTGTAATAATTTAGGGACAGTTTGAGTATAGTTTGCATTTGCGAATTTGTCAAGTGCAAATGCGTAATTTGCGGAGGCTATCTATGACAATTTGTGAGCGGATGTTTTCCTTAATAGGGGATCAGCGCGGCAAGCAAGAAGAACTTGCGGCATTTCTTGGCATAGGGCCAACCACAGTAACTACATGGAAGAAAAGAAATACTGACCCACCCGCAAAATTTGTAATGCGCATATGCGAATTTCTGGGGTGTTCTCCCGAATACCTTCTCACCGGGGACGACCCCTCAAAAGACACGCGAGGGGATGTCTGCGGAATCAGCGATGAGGGCCTGGAGATCGGAGCCCTCTGGGATCAGCTTGATAAGCCAGGACAGGCTATTATCCTGGGTAAGATCTACGAGAGATTGGAGGGCTCCGGTGACGCGGATCACGCCGATGGACGCGGTTTGAAACGGGCGTGATAACGCACCTCGTTCTGCTCCCCGGGCGCGATGAATAAAAATGAATGTTATTCATTATTTTGCATAAAAAAGAGCATAAAAAGGGGAGGGCCGCCGCTGTCGTTGCGGCTGACCCTCCCTCTTGGTTTTGCCCAAAATCCCTGTGTTTGCAGGGGCTCCGGGCTTTTTCCAGCCTCGGCGCACCCCCCGGCGCACCCGGCGCACCTCCGCGTTATTTCTGCGCCCCGCACTGCCGTGGCCGGCTCGCTCGCGCCCGACGCGGAAAACCCAGTGTTTCCAATGCCTCCCGCCGTTTGCAACATCGAAATAACGCCCATAACGCCCGCCGTTAAACGCTGCCGTTGCGAAGCGTTATGAATACAAAAAGCCGCCCGATGAGCCCCGCGCCGCCGTCCTCGTTGACGAAGAAAGTGCGCGGCCCCGTCGTGGCGGCCTTCTCATGCTCGTTCGCTGTTTCCCTTGATATGACTGGCTTTCCCGGCCTTTCCCGGTCTCACTTTTTCCATCCCTCTCTTTGACACGGATTCTGTTACGTGACAACCGCCGAGGCGGGTACATCCACGG